GCCTGACTTCTTTCGAACTGGTCGGCCGCCTGCCTGGTGGCAATCTGACTTTGATACAGGCTTTCGGCGGCAGGGGTCTGGCTTAATACTATTTGATTGTATGGCATTTTGACTTTGCGTCCGGTTAATCCTGACAGTTGGGTTCCTGCAATATTCGATAATGATACTCCCATGACGTTTTTCCTCCTTATTGCCTGTACGGAATGTTAGGCCGGGGATTGATGAATTGCGCCAGGCTGACGGGCAATTCAACATTCGGTTGCGGTTGAGGTTGAGGCGTATAACGGGCTTGCCAGTCCGCCGTATTCTTTTTGGCGGCGCTTACGGCATTGGCGGCGTTTTGCGCATAAATATTGGTAATGTCCTTTAAGGTGGCGTTTTGCTGAACCAGGCGTTCGCTTTGCTTCATCATGGCTGCGCCCTGCACAGGAACATTGACCGCCGCGATTAATGTGGCGACGTTGTTATTTTTCAAATAGTCCGAAAGTTGATCCCTGGCAAATTGCAAATTAGACATGAATTTTTTCTGGTCCAGCGCCAGATGTTCAGAGGCTTCCACGGCCGCCGCATCGCGGGTGGCTTTATTGGCCGCGTATTCCGTGGCTGCTTCTTCCATGTTCGGCATTCCTCCTTCGGCGTTTGATTTAGCCAGTTCTTTCAACATGGCCTTGTTAAAACCATATTCTGAGTTGATGGTCGGCATGATTTCCCCTCCTTTACTGGTCAGCCAGGTATTCCTTCGTGTACTGATAAGACCAAGCTAATAATTGTAATCCTTTTTTGGTTTCGCTGGTTTCCGCTGCAAATCTGAGGCGGCATGACGAAAAAGCGTCATGCGCCAGCTTCTTTTTGAGACTGAGAAAGCTTGCTGTCCCGGTCAGGTCGAGTGTGGTCAGAACTTGCCCGGTGGTGTCTCCGTTGCGGTACAGGGTTACGGTCAGGGTTACGGGTGTGGTTTCCGTGATCGGCAAGTAAAGTAACTTGATTTTAATGATCTTATGCGTCTCCAGAATATTGCCGGAAGGAATGATTTCGCCGGTTTCAATGTGTTGCTGGATCGGTTCTTCGTCCCAGGTAGTGCCGTATTCCAGCCGCATTAAATAACCGTTGGGGCGCGCGCCGTAGATGTATTGCTTGCCGGTGGCGTCGGTCACACGGAAAGCGGCGGACAGATACGGGTCTTCTTCCGCCTGCGGAACCTTGGGATACCATTTGTTGACCGTGAAATCATAGAACAGCCAGACATTATTTTCCGTTTCAGTTTCTGACGGAAATTGCAGGTTGTATTGAGGACGGTCGGGGTCAAACCATCCGCGAGCCCGGTCGATGGCCGCATAATTCATGCAGCGGTCGTCGTTGGGATCAAAATAGCATTCAATGCCGGCCATGGGTGACAATCCGCCTGCGTCGAACATATAAGGGCCGGAATAGGACAGCCAACAGGCGATACAGCGTGATGATTGCTGCTCGCGTGAGGTAAATATCTGGAAGGTGTCCAGCGTCAGAGGAGCCGGGCAACCGATTTTATCAGAGACGGGATAATCCTGATAGGTGTCGTAATCATAGCCGTTCAGGATATAGGTATGATACGCCTTGAATAATAAAGCGAAAGTATAGATGGATGACCCCAGGCGGTTGTAAATCTCGCAGCCGCAGATCAGTTCTTCCGATCCGCCGATATACAGGGCTGATTTTCCGTCGCCTAAAGATGAATCTTCGCCGTTCCATCCTTCGGTGGTGTTGGTAATGCCGAAATCAATGCGGTTTCCTTCGCCGGTTGTGGCCAGATTGCAAAGCAGGGGGCGATTTTGAAACATCATCGGGAATTTGTATCCCAGGTTGTTGGATAATTGCGGAGCGGGAATCGCCGCAATATAGTCGATCCAGACCGCGCCGGATAATGTGGCGCTGGGAACTAACCGGACACACCAGAGCGTTTCGCCCCGGTCATATTTCTTGAATTCCTGCAAGGATGGTGTCGTCGTCCAGGAAAGATAGCCGGTGGTATTCAAGGTTTTGGTGCTGCCGGCTTTATCCAGCGTGGTATCAATGACGCCCTGCGGCACAAACCATGAATCACCGTTCCAGAGATGTGGAACCAGTGTGGCTGTGTTGGAATTGGTTTTTCCGGTTTCCCGCTCATACATGCCGATGCGCAGGGAGCTGAACCGTTCCGAACAGCGGATTTCAATATATTCCGACGAGGTCAATCCGGAAACATCGGCCACATAGGCGGATGAACCGGTAACGCCCGCCGCCGTCTCGGAGGCGACGTTTTGCGTGGCGTCAACCAATATGCTGCTGTGATACACGCGGCAATCGATGACGGGGCGGTGCGTTCCGTCCCATATATCCGTAATGGTTTGTATGGGCTGATTGACGGTTACTTTATAGATGGATGCGTCTATGTTGGTGAGCGAAAATTGGTAAACATATCCGTACCGGCCGCAAAGCAGGCGCGGGCATGCCTGGCCGGTGGTGGATTCGAATTCAATGCTTTTTTCGTCCACACTGAACCCGACGGTATTGTCCGTAAGCGTCAGTGGTGTCATGGCAAAACCGTTCCAGTAGGTTCCGGTGATGATCGAACCGGGCAGTACGTTGAGACTGGACAGGTAGAACTTGGCCGAGGTTATGGCCCGGTTGGTGACAATGGCCATCATGTTTCGTGTCGTCAAGACTTCGTATGCGGTGGACGGTCGGGTGAAAGTAGTAGTGGTATGCCGTGCGATGCCTTTGGAAATGCGGAATTCGTCGATATTGCCGGTCGTCATATAAGCGCCGTCATAGGCGGACCCGATGGTCAGGGAGGCGGCCAGGTCTGGCATGGCGTTGGTGCTGATGGCAACATTGGGAGTGGTGGCGATGGGCAGGGTTCCGTTAAAATAGAGCACTACGCTTGCGCCGTGACGCACCAGTTCGAAATGGTTGAACGTATTCCAGATGATGGATGACGAACAGGTGATCCAGAATTCATAATCGGCCTTTGTCGTTCCGCCAACCACGACTTTAAAATGACCGAAGTGGGAATCCAACGTTTGATTGATATTTAAATACCAGTAATTAACCGTATCGGTATATTGTCCGACGATCCCATTATTGGTTCCGGTTAATTTTGCAAAAAAATCAATCGTCCAGTCGCCCGTACTGAAATTCCAACCCGCATGATCGGGGGCGGTCAAATAGCCGGTTCCGGCAAACGAACCGGATGCCGTCCCGAATTGCTTGAATACGGTAGATAATTGCGCGTCGGCGTGGGCGGTAATCGTGTGAGCGGATGGCGATGTGTCGGTAAAAGTGGTGCTTCCATTGGTTCCGTCGCACGACAAGAGCAGTTTCGTGTAGGTGTCGGCGGATATGATTGCCGTAACCGGCACAACATTCCCTTCGGTTTTGAGGTCATTTTTAATGACGTCCGTGTAGTCAATCGGGTCCGGGAATTCATCGGCGGCGGGCGTCAGTGAAAGAATAAACGCGGCGGGCGGCATTTCATCCCCGCCGTAAATCAGCGTTTCCAGGCCGTTGCAATAGGCAATCTGGTTTTGCGGCCATTTACAAAATCGGCCAAGCCCCGCGCCTGTTGCGTCTTCGTGAAGAACCGTGGATTCGAAATCCAGGGTATTGGGGACGTCGTCGTCCGAATCGGTGGCGATGGCCTGTAAAATGGCGGATGCGGTTTGCGTGTTATTTTGCGCCTGAACCAAAAGACGGGAAGGCGATCCGTTTTTCTGCCGTAACTGAATTCCGCTTTGCGCAATCAGATAGGTGGCGCTGATCGGATGATCCACCACTTTGGTATATCCGGGAACGCCTTCCAGTCCGTTATCACACGGCATTTGATTGCAGATATCATGAAAGTTTTTTGCCCCGGCCATTAACGCGGACGCGCCGGGCGTCCATGTTCCATGAAAATCCATATTCACGATCGGGCGTTTGGTTTCTTCATGCGACATTAGAAATAACGCCTCCTGTGTCGTCCTGTTCCTTGTTTCAGATGACGCATTCCCATTTCCATTTTGATTCTGCGGATTTCATCGGCAAACAGGCTGCTTAATGCCTTGGCTTCGACGTATTCCATTTTTCCGGTCTTGAATAATGACGCGGCGCCGTCGGCAATGGCGCGGCAGGATGTGTCGGAAATTGGCCAGACGCCGTAATCCCAATAGACGGGCGCGGGAAGGCAGACATAGGGCACGGTGATCACGTAATCGCTGGTGAGTGGCGGGTCGGACAAAATCATTTTTTGCCGGATGGCCGACCGGATGGAATAGGCATCCGATTTCGTCCAGGCGTTTTTTGTCCCTTCAAACAGATCCACACCCAGCTTGGTGGTCGACACAACATCCAAAACGATGCCGACGGATGCATCCGTGTCGTTCCCGATCATGTCGCGGGGTTGGACGTTTAACGTGACAAAATTCTTTGTGGTGTCTTCCAGAACTGAACGCCCGCCGGATGTGGTCCCGGCGGAAGACGCCGTGCCGGAAATCAGTGTCGGAACGTCATCCGGGCTGATTTCGGTCACGGCAAAGTAATCAGGATAGTCTTTCCGGTCGGTTCGGTTGTCCAGAAAGATGTCGTCATACTGGCGCAGGGCCGGGTAGGATTGCGTGGTCCCGTCGTCATACCGGACGGCGTAGCGGCCGGATGAATCCTGAATATACAGGTCGATAAAATCGGCCGGCAGGTTATAGCTTTGCTGTCCGGCCAAGGTCTTGATCTCCACCGACCTGTGCAATAATCTGGTTTCCCGAAAGAAGATTCCCGCGGCCATATCCAGGCATTCATACGTTTTGAACTGTGTGGCGTATTCGGTATCCATTGCCATCGTATCAATTGCCTGTAAAAACTGCCTGGTCAGCATTTTTCCGATCATGGGGTGCCTCCTTTCATTCTGGTTTCTCCTTATTCTCGATCGCTCATGTTGCTTCCGCACTTCGGACAGCAATTTTCTCCGGTCAGCATGACAGGGTCTTCGATAAATACCTCTCCGCAAGCAGGACAATGGCGCACGGAATCGGAAGGGATCGTGCCTTCTTCGTCTTCGCCGGATGATGCAGACTGTGTTCGTAAAGTAATGGTTTCGCTGTAATAAATATTGCTGTTTCCGTCTTCCAGAAACGCGCGGAGACTATAGAGCGTTGCGGTTGATAGCCCGGTAATGGAAAGGGAGTATTCTCCGGGTTCAAAATCTCCATCCTCATCTACAACGGTATCGGATGTGGTGGGGTCTCCTGTTCCGGCCATATAACAAAACCCGCGTCTCAGGGTGGTAAGCGTGCTTTGTGTGCTGATTTTTCCGTTGGCTGTGACGCTGTTGATGGTCGCCAACGTGCAGGCCATGACGCTGACGATCAAGGCAAGGGTATGGCCGGTCGTTGTTGTTGCGGCATAATCAATATCAACGCCTGACTGTAAAAACGCGCAAACATTATAGAATTTATCGGGCGGCAATCCTGAAATGGTCAGGGAATATTCACCGGCTGGAAAGTCTCCGTCTTCATCTTCGACGGAATCGGCAATCGTCGGGATGGCGTCTCCTTCTACATAACAGAATCCGCGACGGGTCAGCGTGCCGGGTTTGGTAACGATTTCGCCATGTGCGACAAATCCGGCATAGGTCTCATCCGAACAGGGGTCGGTCTCGATGACGGTTTCTTCTTCGCCTTCACCAAACCCGGAACTGGGGGGAGTAAAATTTTCAGTCCACAAAGCTCCTTCGATAACCTGGAATGAGTCCAACCATGAAAAACACAGCAATGGTCTGAAGGCAAATGCAATCATTGTATCTGTGTAAAGGTCCGGGACCAATTGCGTTGGCGCCTGCAATATCCCTTGAACAAACATATAGAAATTATGTCCGCCCGTTACTTTTTCAAACACCAGGGCCGTGTGGTATGTAGTATTCGCAGGTATTGTATCCCCTACTGGTGGCGTGTATGCTTGATTATTTTGTTGGAACATGGATGCTGTAAAGCCATTTACCTTTAAAGCGGTGATCAATTCCGCTGTTGGCGTATAGACTAAGTATGTGCCTTCCAGATAAACCGGATCGTGCGATTCAGAAGCGCCAGGAAGTTCACTGACATCCACGGTTGCATCGATTGTTTCTGTCGGGTCATCGTTATACGCTAGTGTGTAAGTGCCATCCCCTGTGATTGAAACTGGTGTGGCTTCATTACCCCAGGATAGCGTCATGGCATCGTAATCAAACGATATCGGGCCGTAATGATGCGGCAAATGTATCGCGGATTGCGCGTTACTTAATGTAACGCCGTCAGAAAACAAGGTTTCCGGTTCTGTGCTGAAACCCGTCTGTTTGCAACATCCTGAACCAAACATCCTTGTGCTGCTTTCCAGTTCGATTCCATCCCCAATGGAAGTCGGCAATATTCCATTGACTGAATCAGCAAAAGTTCCTTCAAATTGGCAATCAAAAAGAATATTTACTGGGTCCGGCATGATTTTCCCCGTTAATTCGTTTCCGCCGGGGGTGCGGGAGCGTTATCCTTTTCCTGTGTCGGGGTTTCTTTGAAAATCACATAGGTAAAATCGTTAAATGTGATTTCATTGGCCTGACCCCACCAGTCGGGACGTTTTCCGAAACCATATTCCAGCCATGATTTCGGCGATCCGATGGCTGCGCCTTTCTTCCCCTGCGGTTTGCGCGCATACAGGACGCTATCCAGAGCCGTGTTCACTTCTTCCGCGGCCAGTTGTTCTTGAAAATCTCCGGCAATAGCCGCTTCTTTTTCGGCGATGGTCTGGTAATGGTCTTCCGCTTTTTCTCTGCCAATGCGGCTCCACCAGGATTCTGCGACTTTGCGGTGTGCGGCGGGAAGGATATTGAGGTCGGAAAGGTTGCGGATAGGATTCCCGGATTTGTCGCCGTAAGTTCCGTCATGATGCAGAAAGATCTGCTTTCCTGAAATATCCTGCCATGAACGATGGACATAAACCGCCTTGCTGGTTCCGTCCGGCTGCTTTACATAAAGTTTTTGAGGCATAAAAATTCTCTCCTTTTTTTGTTTTCATGCAGGGTATCCGTAAGGGCGAATAATCATTCGCCCCTACGGAATACGGACGCCCCTGTTATTCTCCAATCATCAGCATTTTCAGCGTGACGGAGGCGGGCGCAATCGTCGAAGGCAGTTCGATCATCGCGCCCAGGTCATAAGTGGTGTCTACCGCCGTTCCCATCAACCGGGCTACGGTTTCCGCTGCGGCGGAATTCTCAATCAGTGCGCCGGTTGAGGAATCGGCGGCGGTGGTTGAACCGGTGGTCATGCCCTGAGTAAAGATTTTCAGTTTATGGTTGGACCGGTCGAACTTATACACAAATCCGTTGGCGGGCGGCTGTTCAATGGCAACAAACTGGATTTCCTTATGAAACCCGAATGAGCCGATGGCGGGCATGGGTATGCCGCCCGTCGGGTAGGTGAGGACGCCGGTGCCAAAGGTAATTGACGCCATGGATACGTTTTTAAAGGCCGCACCACCCGCGATATTACGATCTCCGGCGGATATGGTTACGGTGACATCCGATGAGGCTAATGCAGACATTTTATTTTTCCTCTCTTTCTTTCAGTGTGCAGGAGCGAGAATCTTTTGCCCCTACGCACGTTGATATTAGGCCGTTTCGACCATGTCGGTCAGATTGGCCATTGTTTCCGCCAGCGGTTCCACAATCACAAACGGGCGGACATGCCCGGCTTTGCTGGTTCCGGTTGCTGCAACCTTCAGTTCCCCGACAATTTCCTCGCCGGGCGTAAGAATAGTGCCTTCCGCCACTTTGTCGTACATGACTTTACCGGCGGCGGTGGTCGAAAGCACCAGGTGGCCTAGATCGGCCGATCCGCGGTTGGTGTCGGAGCCCGCCGTCGGCCGCAAATCGAAATCGAACTCCGGCGTGGTGGTTCCCCCGGCACAGGTTTCGGTTACGGTGCACCCCACATATTTGAGTTTGCATTTGAACGGGACGATGAAAGAGACAACATCCGCAGGCGACTGATCGCAGTCAACACCCAGGGTGTCGTCGTAGTCGATGTAAACATTTGCCGGAAGGCATATGGTTCCTTGTTCTAACATGGTTTTATTCTCCTTTTGTTTTAATGTGTTTTTGTTCCCGTAGGGGCGAATCATGATTCGCCCCTACGGGTATTATTTACGCGCTGGTCACTTTGACGATGCGGCATTCCCGGTCGGTGGCCGACTGGAACATGACGTCAAAGGCAACCGTGCCATACCAGACAACGGCTTTTCTGCGCCCGAAATCAGACTGGAAATTCAGGTCCGCGCGTAAATGCGGATATTCGATTTCCAGACGGCCGACGGCATCCTCGCCAAACACGACGCCTTCGCCCAGCACAGAGCCGGTGCCGACACCGTCAGACAGGGCGTTTTCGTGGTTGATTTCGATAAGGCGGATATTCTCGACCATGCCGACTTCGTTGTTGTAGACGATATCGCCTTTCTGGAGATACATGTTGAACGCCAGAAGGACGCGGTCATTCTTCAAGCCGCGCAGTGCTTTGGTGGCGAAAAGTCCGATGTAATGGTCTTTCGAACCGTAAAAAGGTGTGTGCAGGGTGTTGGCCAGGTAATCCCGGATACATCCCAGGTGGTCGCGGGTGACGTTGTAGGTGGCCATGGTGGAAGGTGTCCCGTCCGTGTCCCAGGTGCCGCCGGTCAGCGACGTGGGAATAAAGGTCACTTTGGCGTTGGTTCCGGTAAATGCGGCGGCCGCTGCGGTATCCATGCACAGCGCCATCTGATCTTTCAAACGCTTCTGCGCTCCTTCGTTCGGGCTTAAAACGGATAGGTCTTCCGCCAGGGATGTGAATTCAACGCCCCGGCCCCATTCCTTGATGGTGATGGCATAGGTGCCCATCTCCAGCTTGTCGATGGGGATGCGGGTCTGTTCTTCGAGCTCGGCGGATGTCGGTTCGCTAATGGTTTTGTAGTAGGGAAGCGTTACGGTCTGACCCTGACGCTTGCCGTATCCCGTTATTTTTTTGGTGAATGGAACTACTTTAAAGTCCAGGGCGGCCAGTTCCAGTAGCTTGCCGGAAAGTGCATGACTTTTATAAACTCCGCTTGCTGCATCGAATGCCCATGAAAATGTTTCTCCCATGATCGTATTGCTCCTTTATGGTTGGTTAAAGACGCCGGAAATTCATGGCCTTGTCCAACGCATCATTGAGGCTGACCGGGCTGTCATTTTTGCCCGCTTGCGCCCCCGGCGGCGAACCACTGGAGGATCGGCCCATCGGCATTTCGGCACGGGCGGCGTTTTCGGCCTGTTTCCCGGCTGCTTGGCTTTGGCCTAATATTTTGGCGTGATAGTTCTTGGTCTGCGTGACAGCCCAGCCGATCTGCTGATCAAGCGTTAAAGGCTGTCCTTTCTCATCTTGTACCGGCGTGGATTGGGCAATCATCCAGAAATACGGATCATCCGCATTCAAGCCGTGTTCGGCGCTGATGATTTTGTCCCGGACATAGGCTCTGGCGTCCGTTGCGTTTTCTTCCGGATTGGTTTCCGGGTTTGGTTGGGTTTCGGCAGAGGCTGGTTGCGGGGCGGCCGGTGCTTCCTGTGTTGGAATCGTTACGCCCATCTTCCGGGCGGCGTGGGCAATGGCCAGGTCTGTTCTGGCCTGGGCATGCGCCACTTTCTTGCGGTATTCCGCATCGTCCGGATCGAGTGCGTCGATTTCATCCAGAAGTTTTATCCGCATATCAAGGGCTTGCGCCTCAAACTCCGCGCTGACCGCTTCTTCCTTTTCCTTGCGCTTCTGTTCAACTTCCTGACTGGTCAGGCGTGTGTTTAACGCCTTCACTTCCTCGGATAGTTGTGTGATTTTGCGTTCGGCATTGCGATACCCTTCTTCGGCTTCCGCGTGCCCTTTAAAACGGAATGGTTTGGTTTCGTCACCCGGGGCGGCTGGTTCCGCGTTTCCGGCCTTGTCGTCGCTTGCAGGGCTTGCAACCTGATCGGAGTCCGCAGGTTCGTCGGCAGGAATATCGAATTGCTGCAAACCTTCCTTGATGATGGAATCCAGATCCTTGCTTTGCGTGGTCTGCTCTTGTTTCTCCATTTATTTTTCTCCTTGTCCGGCGTAGTCCTTGCGGGGCCGGTTTTATTTTCAACGCCGGAGAGGCGATGAATGCTTTTTGCGCAAAAAAAAGAGGCAACATATCGACGTCGGCTGCCGACATGCGCCTCTTTTAATTGCTGTCCATCTGATCAGGATGGCGTGCTGTTATATGTCTTCTATCGTCTCA